GTTCTGGTGTGTAGGGTCAATGATAATGTGGACCTCTGGTCCCTTGCGTAAAACAACACCAACAATGATTACACCACGATGCAATGGGATTTTCTCCCAGTCCTTGAATATCAACTCTGCATCCCTGGGCGTGATAGGTATCCTATTCCATAATGCTCGTGATATAATGCTATACATTATGCCTGACCTTGCTCTACATCCAAGTATGCAGATAGCATTGTCGCACGAACTGGCTCACTTATCGTCACACGAAACACTCTGTCTCTTGACGAACCAAGTCGCTGCCAACGAGCGCGTGTGTTATAGCGTCCAACCTTGCCCATCTTTGCATAGATTGGGTTAGACCAAGTCTCACCACCATCATTGCTTATCTCCAATGTGACACGAGGGTCGCTACCTTGAATAAGTTCATAGTAGGGCTCGTCATTGACCATATACATCTGCTCGCCTGATAGACCTACACCAAACTGCATATCAATCTCCAACAGTTTATAGAATAGTCTGTTTAGGTTTTGTGAAATATGAGGTGCTTGACGAATGCGATTGACGATTTGTCCATTGTCAGTATAGACATCAAGGTCATATGTGTATAGATTACCATTACGATAATCTCCAATAAGGTGCTTACCATTTAGCATACAGTGTGTCTGCCCTAAATGACGACCAGTGACGCCATTGATGGTAGATTGCCTCTCGTGCCATTGGTTGCACGAAGTGTCATATACCCAGGTTGTGTTAGTGCCAGGTATGTTTAGACAGTAAAAAAAGTGCCCCTCTTGCTGATATGAGTATGCTGTCGCACCAGTTAGGTCAGTTAGACCCTGGATTGCGAACTCGACTGCGTGATTAGACACTCGTTGGGGCATAGCGTTTGCAAGTGTGTAAACAATGCCACCACCTTGCGAGTTAGAACCAAGCCAAAAGAATGTCTCACCTACGACTGCGATGCTATTAGGTGCTGCGCATCCTACCTGTGAAAAGCGTCCATCTTGACGCTGAAAAGGTGTTGATGCACTGCTGCCCTGGTCATACCAAATCTCCAATGATTTTGCACCAAGTAGGTATAACTCACGATTGCACGAGATTGCAGCGACGAGTATGTCGCTTGCACCTGATGCGTTAGCCTCGTTTAGAGGTAAAAAGTCAATGCTGTATAGGTCGCTGATAAAAAATGCACCAGTCCCTTTTAGGTCGTCGCCCTTATCAACACCAATAAAGTACCCATCCTGAAAGGTAATCGTATCAGTAGCGTGAAAGTTAGGGTCATTTATTTTGACGAGCGAGGGCGAGGCTGCGAATGTGTCAATATAATATCCATTGGTCCCATCTACGAATAGGATATGCTGTCCATTGTCAGCAGCATTTACTGGTCCAACCATACTCTCCATAGCGCCACTGATTGCGACAGGGTCTGCGTTTGCACCAGTTATAGAATATACTTTGTTGCCACTGACGACATATGATGTAGCGACATTAGATTGTGTGTAAGTGCAGCGAATAGGACCAATACCAATAGACTGCTGCAATGATAGTCCTGGCGTACCAATCAACACTGCTGGCTCACCACCCTTCCCTGCACCAGTCTCGTCCATCTCAATGTAAAAGTTTACGAGGCGCTGCGCATCGAAACGCTCGCTGCGAGACTTGTATGCTGGTCCAATAAACCCAGCGAAACGATTTTTGCTTTCTGCCATTATCGCTCCTTATCTAAATGGGACGAAGTTGCCAGTTAGCCAGTTGAAATACGATGTACGCTTACCTTGTAGCGATTGGTCGAAGTTCTGGTACTGTGGTACTGCGTTTAGCGATTTTAGTTCTGCTTTTGCCTTGATTGCTTTTGCAATGATGTCGTCTCCAAGTGTCTTACCAAACTCTGGTGCAATCTCTACTGCAAGCGAAAAGCGAATAGCACGCTCATATCCAGGTGGTAGAGTAATCTCCTGGTCCAAGTTTGCGAAGTTTAGTAGTGGTTGCCATAGCCATAGTGTGATTTCTTGTGTATCAACTGGGATAGGCCATAGTGAAATAGTGCGTAGAGGATAGTTCCCATTGTCGTATAGTACAGTAGGAAATGTCGTCTGGACTGATTTTACAGCGATACTTGCCCATTGTGCATCGTTAGCGAGTGTGATAGGCATATCAATAGGCTGGCTACCACCTGCTTGATAGTGGACATATGCTTGATTGATTTGCATTGGACGCTCAACATCCCAGTCCCCACCTACACCAAGCGTATATTCTTGCTGACCACCTACTGTATTGAAGTTATATGGGTTCATTGTGTAAATCATATAACTGTCGTTTGACCAACTGTCCATCATTCCCTGCAATGATTGTAGGGTAATATCCATATCGTCTGCTGCTGGCGTCTCATTAGCCTGAACGACATTGATAAGACGAAGGGCTCCTGTTAGCAGTTTGCGTACTGTTGTTGCCATTTTTGTCCTTGTAATAATCTATTATTTATAGATGTAGGGGCAGCCCACAGTATTGCTACATATGGGCTGCGATTTAGCAGAGAACTGCTGCGATTACGCTGTGATTAGACCAAGTGCAACCAATGCAGCGTGGATACCAGCAGCAGAGACTGCTACGCCAGTTTGTTGTGCCACGCCAGTAGTGCCATAAAAGCCTACTGTTTCTGTTGTAGTCTTGCCTACGATTGTTCCTGCCTCGCCACCAGTCACTGTTTGTGGATTGGTAGATGTTTGAATGTTAGGTGCTGCCATTTTGATGTTCCTTTGAATATGGTGCTAAAAGGGGGAGACTAACTCCCCCTGCTGATTAGTTTGTAGCGATGCGAACAGCCAACTGCTCGTATAGTGGTGCCCACGCGACTTGTGTATCGAAACGAGTGATAAACTGGTCGTTGCGAACATCGTATTGTTGTACAACACGAATACCAATGCCACTCATTGGGTCCTTGACATAGTCTGCCATTGCGACGCCTGCTGGTAGTGGTAGGTCTTTGTTAGCACACATAATAGCGTCACGATGAAACGCGAGGCTGTATGCGTGTGATGTACCTGATGCACCTGAAACAACATTGATTGCTGCTGTGTCTGCAACACCATTGGTAACATTCTGTGTGCCACCAGTAGTAACGATTGCTGGGGATACAGTCAATGTTGCTGCACCAGCGCCATCAGCAGTTACATCTTCCAAAATAACGAACTGTTGTAGGATACCAAGGTCCAACTTTGTCTGTGGATTGACCATATAGACGCCATCGAATGTGATAACAGTGCCTGCTTTTAGAACTGTCGTAGTTGGGGTCCAACCACCAGTAACGATAGACGAACCTGTCTGTGGTGTGACGCTAACTGCTTCTGGTGTGCCACCATATGCGCCAAGTGTTAGCGAAGGTACATTCTGCGATAGGTAGTGCTTGAAACCACCAAACTCGCCTTGTAGACCCTTGACATAGTTCTCGCTGATTTCGCGTTGTGGGTTGAACAATGCTGCGTTAGAACCTGATAGGATTGCATTGAATGCTGGTGTGTTGATGCAGTGTAGGTCGCCACTGTCAACTGGTGCGTCGTTGTTGTATAGAGTTGCTGCTGCTTGCAAAACTTGCGCGCGTGCAGTTGCTTCTGTTAGAGGCGTGCCAGGTGTGCCAACTTGATTATAAACCTTGTTCATAATCGCTGCGTAGCCAACTGCGTCAATCTTGTTAGCCAATGCAACCATTGCAGGCTTGATGAAACGCTCGCTGAAATCGTCAATGCTGAACTGCATCTCTTGCGAAGTGAATGCGTACGAAACATTGTATGGGTCAGTGAATGTTAGTGGTGCGTAACTCTCGTTAGCGCCTTGAATGTTTGCAACAGGACCCTGTGATGTAGTAGGGCGTACTGGCTTGCGTACATTTAGTGTTTGACCAATCTTTGCGCCTGCAATAGCGAACTCGCTATCATAGTCACGATTGACAGTTTTTGCAAGCACGAGGTTGTTAGATAGCACGCGTGCTGCTTCGCGTGTAATCATCGATGTGGTTAGTAAGGTATTAGACATTAGATGCTCCTATGTTTGTCCATAAAATCTTTTAGCGAAATCTACGAGCCTTGTTGCGTAGTTTTATCCAGTCTTCTGGTGAGAGGTTAGGGTCGTCCAGCGATTTTGCTGCGACAGGTGCTCCACCTTGTACTGGCTTCACTGGCGCTGGGGCTTGTGAAACTCTCTTCTTTTCCTTTACGACTGGGGTAGCGAGTTTAGCCTCTATTTTGCCAATCTCTGCTAACTGTCGTGCAGGGCTCATTCTGTTGATGCGTTCAGTCTCTTCTTCGTTCTCTGCCAAGTAGTATGCAATCGCTGGACCAACTTCACTTTCGAAGATTAGTTCTGTGACTGGCTTACTGATTTGCAAGTCGCTCGCTGCAAGTACATCTGCGAAATCTGGCTTCTGCTTGACGAACTCTTGCACTCGTTGATTGTAGGATTGCTCCAATGTCTTCTGTGCATTTTGTTGGTCGCGCTGTTGCAATGTAGCCTGCAACTTTTGCTCCATCTTCCACTCTGTAACTGCCTCTGTATACGCTTCGATATCGTTGTAGTCACTGAACTTTGGTTTAGGTGCTTGTTGGGTGTCAACTGCTGTTGATTGAGGGGCTGTTCCTCGCTCCAACGCCACTTTCTTCCAATATTCTGCCTCTTGCTGCGCTTGCGTGCGACGAGAGATTTCTTTTGCTATACGCTTATCGAAGCCTCGTTTAGGCTTCTTACTCGAAGGTTCTTCACCATCATCTGTTGTTTCTTCTTGCCCTTCCTCGTCCTGGCTGGGTTCATTAGATGCAACATCATCTACTTCATTTGTATCAGTTCCTGGGTCCTGATTGGTTCCAGCAGTAGATTGTTCTTCTGCCACAGGGTTGGTCGTCATTTCTGCGAGACTGTTTGTTTCATTTGACATTTAGGGCATCCTTATGGGATTAGTTTTGCCTGGTTTATAATGTTACCAGTACCATATTCACTGCTATTTATAGGGGGACGCTGCAACACAGCGTTTTCCCCCATTACGCGTTGAAAGTGCCACCCAGGTCGTCGCCAAGTGCGTGGTCCATACTTGTGTTTAGATTTAGTGTTGGGGGAGGCATACCTACACCACCACCTCGTAGAGCGTCTTGCTCCATCTTCTTCTCTATTCTGTCCATATGCTGATTATTGACATTAGATGCGACTGCGACAGCCTTGACGCCAACTTCTGCTTCTTTTAGTGCAATCTGGCGCTCTTGTAGGTCCAACTCTCGTTCCTTGACCTTGAACTCCAACACAGTTGTCTCTTCCTCAATATCCATCTCACGAGATTTTAGGATTTTGTCCATCTCTGCTTTTGCAAGTTCGACATCTGCACGCAACTTCATTAGTTTGTTTTCCTCGTGCGCGAGTTTTAGTTCTTGTTCAACTTGTTGGGCGTGTGCGTTCAATGCTTTTAGTTGCTGCGTTAGGTTAGTCATTTGCTGTTGTAGCATCTGTGCCTTTGCTGCTGGTTCCATATCGTCGCCACCCATCTCACCAGTCGCTTGCAATACTTCCTGGGGGATTGCTGCACGAAGTCTCTTTGCAACAAGTTCTGCACCTGGCCAATCCATTGCGTCTGCTGCAAGGTCAGCGATAAGTGGTCCTGCCTGTGGATATGCCTGAATGAGCGTCTGCATCTCTGTCGCTGCCTCTTGACGACGAGTAGCATAAGATGGTCCAGTCTCAATGACGACATCATACTTGCCAATGCTAAAATCGTTCATAGGCTGACCATCTGGACCTTGTGTGTTGATTGTCTGTGTAGCACGAGTGCCATTCTCGCTGATAATACGAATAACACGCTCTGTGTCGTAAAAGTAAGGGATTACTTGCACGAGGATTTTACCAAGGTGTGTGATACTGCGAACGAGATTGTCGTAGTAGTGGTAGTTGCTGATGTTTGTCTGGTCAGTGCGAGCAAGGATTGCAACACCTGATGTCTCGTTGCTTCTGTCGCCAAGCGATGCGTCGAATGTGCCAAAGATTGACTTGATGTCGTCGCCAGCCATATTGCGTGTAGCAGCGATAGCCTGAATGGCTGGCTCTGTGTTCATACGCTGTGGTAGCGCTTGCTGATGGCCATTGATGTCTTCACTATCAACTTCCAAATATGCGATTGGAGCGACATTGACATCTCGCCATAAGTGCTCAACATCCTTGAACTGACCTTTGAAACCAACGAATGGGGCGAGAGGCGCTGATGCAATCATTTGCGTCTGCACTGAAACGAGCCAGTTGTATGAGCGCTGTGCATCTTTTGCATTGCGAACTGCACCTGATAGGTACTTCTTGCCACTGATGTATAACTCATTTCCCTTGACTGGGATAACTGGGATAAACTCACCTGGCCATACTGTCTCTTCCAATGTCTCAACACAGTTGATGGTTAGCCACTTGATAGTAGGGACTTGCACTGGACGCTTCTTTACTATAAAGCACTTACCACTCTCCAAATCGTCGTCTGCTGGTCGTGTGTATGAGGTGTATAGATTACCTGATGGGTATTCATACGAAGGCTGCTCCTGAATGGTGTATAGAGTTTTTGCTTCATAGTCTTTGTAGTAGTATTCTGCAACACGAACTGTTGTCTTTGTAATCCAGTCTGCTTGATTGCCAAGTAGGTCTATGCTTCCCCACTCTTTTGCAACCTTGCTCTCACCATACTTGCGCTTGTATTCCTCAACAGGGATATCAGTGACGATAAAGCACCATTCTGCATCGCTACCATCAGGTAGTTTTGATAGAGGGTCCATAAACACAGTCGCTGGGTTCTCAACATTCTTGATAACAAGTTTTTGATTGTCAGTTGTGTAGTCTTCATACTCACTAACCAAGCGAAAATAGCCAAGCCCTGTGCTGCACGCATACCAACTTGCAGTATCATATGCAGTGTCTGCTGCACTGTCATATTCGATATGGCGAATAAGACCAGCGAGTGTGTCTGCTGTCTTTTTAGTAGCGCCACCAGCAGTTGCATCTACCTGAATAGATGGCTTGTTCTGGCGTATCTGGTTAGTGATATGGCGAAGGTACTCTTGCACCTTATTGACTGTATAACAGGGCAGACCTGCATTCTCACGATTGTTCTTTGCATTAGCGTTCCATTGGTCGCCATTTACGAACTCCAAATCTTCCTTTGCCAGGCGACGAAACTCAACCTCTGCTTCTTGTGCGATTTCGAAGCGTTCCAACGCCAGTTTGATTGTGCTATTCATTGATATGTTCCTGTGATGTATTATTTACTGGTAATGGTTCTGTATTAGTAGGTGCGCTTTTCTTACCAAAGATTACATCCCAGTTCTGCTTATATTTCTCGTAGTCTGCTTGCTGTCGTGGTGCAGACCCTTTCCCTGCCTCCATATAGATTGCCATATTATTCTCCTCGTATCGTTGGATTGAATGTGTGATGCAACTTCTTTGCTTCAACATATGCGAAATGCGCTTCTTCTGGGCTGGTGAATGTTCCAAGGTGAATGCGCTCACCATTCGATACTATTCTGCTCACCCATTTGTTTTTGAACTTGCTGACACCAAGGTAGCCTGATGTGCCTGTGCCCTTCTTCGAAAGGTTCTGCTTATTCTCTGCGTTAGTTGCTGTGCGAAGATTGCACCAGCGATTGTCAGTTCTGTCGCCATTGATATGGTCCAGTTGGTGTGATGGCATCACAACATTCATTAGATAGAATGCCACTCTGTGCGCCATAAGATTTTTGCCAGCCATCTGCACTGCAATGTAGCCACCTGATGTCTTGCAGCCTGCTGGCTTGCTCATATTGCGTCGTGGTCGCCACACCTTCCACCATAGATGTCCAGTTGCTGGGTCGTATGTTAGTTCATTTTGTATCTGCATTAGAACTGTCCTCTGTATTGTCCTGAAACGCCAGTTGCTGGCTGAAACTCTCTCTTCTTTGCTTCCATCTCGTTCTTTGCAATATCTCTTGTCATATAAGCATAGCGAAACGCATCCATAGTATGGTCGTCCTTCTTGACGACATTCCCCTTCTCGTCTCGCATATACCCTGCAATCTCTCGTAAAAAGTTGTTGCAACCTTTGAATACTTTGATGCGACCTGTTGATAGTGCTTCCCAGCATTCATAGAGACCAGTCTCAACAGCATTGATTGCAGGCTTGATGTTTAGCCCCAGGTCCTTATACATCTGCATAAGTTGCTGACCATCAATCTGGCTGCGTCCCCTTGATGCTGGGTCAATCGCACCTGGTATCCACTCGCCACGAGCCTTTATCCCAGTAGTGTGTATAGATGGCTCTGCACGCTCTTTGTAGTAGTCTGTATAGACATAACTGACCTTTGCTTCTGGGTCGTGTGCGAGCCAAACAGCAGCAGTCTTACCACCCACATCCATACCATAGTTGCGCTTCCAATGTTTAGGGA